TCACTTAGATTTTTCCTCGGAGGGCGCACCGCCCCACAGAACCAAGTTCACGCGGCCCTCGCCGAGCACGCCCTGTACATCCACCACGCGCATGAGCTGTCCGGTGTCCAGCCCGTAGCAGTTGGCTTGGACCTCGACCAGGTCGCCTGGCTGGAGAGCTGCCGCGGCGTCGGCTTCCAGCAGCGCGGTCAGGTTCCAGAACCACATTGGCTGCGCGTACAGCGTTGCGCGGTACGCCGCTTCGTTGACGCCCGAGGCCAACAGAGTGGGCATCCCAAAGTCGGCAGGGGGGCGGCTCATGTCGGCGGCCGAACTCAGGCGGTCCGTGCCACGCGAGCCGCGAGCCTGGGCGTACTGGTCGTGGACGGAGAATGTCGTCGCGTTTCGGTAGGCGCGTGTCAGCGCGACGCCGGCAGCGGTGTCACGCACGCTGCCAGCGAGCTCGTCAGGCGTGTGCACGTACCAATTGCGGCTTGACAGCACGGCGTCTGCCAAGCCGGGCGCGGCATCAAACTCCGGCTGAACCTCACCCTCGATGGAGTTGTTGTCGATCCGCAGCACGGGGGTGCCAGTGGGCAGCCGCCAGCGCTGCATCTGAAATCGGCCCTCGGCGTCGATCCACCACCAGGCGCTGATGCTGTCGCCGATCTCGGTCATCAACTGGCCGTACGTAACGGCAGAGTCGACATAGCGCCCAAAGAGCGCAGAGGTTTCGACGCTGAGCGCGTTGAGGGCCGCCAAGTCGAACCGACTACTTGACCAACCGCGACGTACCGCCAGGAGGTACTCGACCACCCTCGGTAGACGCCCGAACTGGAACAAGCCAGGGTCGACGCTGGGACCCCGGACGAATGCCGTGATGCGTCCAGACGTGGCTTGGTTGAGAGTGAAGCCATGCTGGTCACCGGAGCTCGACGCGGTCCACTGCGTGCCCGTTGTTAGGGCTGCCCCGCGGTCAAAGACATCGCTGACCGCAGTCAGTCCGCCGAGCGTTGGCGCCGCCCCAGAGTCGTGAACGCTGAACACGAGGGACGGCGCACCGGTCTGCAGCGCGGGCACCGACAGGCACTGTCCGATGGTGATCGGAATGAGGCGCCCTTGCTGCACTCCGCTGGAGTACGTCGCGGTCTGCACGGGCACATCGAGCTCGGAAGCGGCGTCGGCCAGCACCAGCCGTACCATCGACTCGCCCACACCTTCGACGCGATCAACGAGCGCACGCGCCACCCGGATCATCGCGGGCAGCGCAACATCGGGCGCTCCGAAGTACACCCGCACCACCGACCCCTTCAGGCCGCTGAACATCCAGCCGTTGAGCGCGCCGTCCGCATTGATCAGCTCGATGCTGCCGACGCCGTAGATCGATCGCGAGCTGCCCCAGAACGGCAGTGCCGCTCGCCGCTGGAAGCGCACTTCGCCACCGATGCGCGGCTCTGCGACCAAGCCTGAGTCCAGATGCGCGAATCGGTCATCGGAGAACCAGCGCGTACCCCCCGGCCCATCGACGGCGACCAGCACCGTACGCAGGCCGTTGGCCTTGTCGGCGTACTTGGTGCCCAGCCAGTTGAACGCATCGTTCCAGCGCCTGGCTTCGTTCCATCGGAGTCGCAGCCCAGTGATCACGCGTCAGCTCGGGAAGGCGCAGTGCGAGGGCCGGACGGCGCCCCAGGATATGAGGTCGACGGTCGCGACATCGGTGTTGGCCGAAGCGTTGAAGCCGCTCCATGCCGGCACCAGCAGCGTGCCTGTGCCATTGGGGACGTTCGTGCTCACAGTCTGGTCCAGCATGACGGTGCCACCGTCCAGCCGGATGACGCAGCGTGCGCTGGTGGCGGTGACCCATGAGATATCGACTGTGTACCAGACGCCGGGCGAGAGCCCGAGCGTGACGGGCGCCGAGGTCCGCACACCCCCGTTCGCGCTCTTGAAGGTGGCGGTGCCGCCGGGGGCAACCGCCAGATAGCAACCCGATACGGGCTCCGCCGTGCTCGCTCCGCCGTTGTGGTGGCCGACGTACATCGTGCTGCCGGCCAAGCTGGTTTTCGGTGCGAACACGGTGCGATACGAGAGCCCAGCGGCACCGATCACGTTCGCACCGGCAGCGAAGCGAAAGCCGCCGTTTGCCACGCCACCAGAGCGAACGCGGACGATGCCGGGGTGGGCTGCTGCGTAGTCGCCGTTGTCCGGCGCCGTCGTGATCGTGCCCGAGTTGATCGCACTGCTTGCCGTCAGCACCGTGCTGGCCTGCACCGCGGTGGTGTACAGGTCGACTTGCTCCCATCGTGCCGACAGGCCGTTGCGCAGCTCGTCTTGCGCTGCACGCAGCGCGTTCTGCAGGTGCGCGATGATGTCCGTGGACAGCAACCCGGGCTGATTCATGAATGGATCGCCTGCGATGCTGGCGAAGGTGTCGCTATTGAAGGGGAAGACTGTCGCGGTCATGTTCAGCGGCCTCGTTGCTGGGCGATATCGACACCGCGGCGCGTCTCAAGCGCAATGCGCTCGCTGCCACGGTTCTGGGCGGCCTCGACATCCGCGAGGCGCGTAGCAATTAGCGCTTGGCTGCTGGCGTGCTCTGCCCGAAGGGCGCGCAGCTCTGCGACCACCGCCTCATTGCTGCCACTGGGCACCGCTCCGATCGCAAGACCCGAGCGGCGCGCGAAGTCAGCGACCGCCGCGGGCAGGATCGTCTCCCCTTGGTGGATCAACGCGGGGCCTGTGCGCGGGACATACGCGGTGCCCACGTCAAAGCTATCGAGCCCGTCGGCGGTGGGCAGGCCGCGACCGATTGCCTCGATCGCTTCACGAATCAGGCTGAGCTCGGAGAGCTGCGCGGATGCAGTCGCGTTGATGTCCCGCAAGGTGGTGAGCTCGCTCACCACCGGTGCCGGACCAATCCCCTCGAAGAAGGGCGCGAGTAGATCGCGCACGCCCGCCGGCATCGCTCGGATTGCGGCCTCGGCCGCCTCGACGGCACCGGTAGCGTCGGCATCACTGGTCGCGTTGCGGATGGCCTCAAGCGGTCCAACGAGCTGCTCGCGGAACTCCGCGGGCACGCCTAATAGCGTCTGGTCCAGAGCTTGATTCAGCAGCGACTGGCGATCCGCCAGGGCACCCAGTTCGACGCCGACATTGGTGGCCAGCTCAGTCACGTCCACGCCCAGCTGCCGCGCCAACGCCGTCAGCGACATGGCGGTCTCGACAGTCAGTTCCTCCAGCTGGATGCCGAGGTCGGCCGCGAGCTCGCTGAGGTTCAACCGGATCTGCTGAGCAACCTCAGCCAGCGGCTCGCCCGTCGCCTGAATGTACTCGCGCACCAGAGAGCCTAGCTCACGCAGCATCGCCGCCCGCTGCTCGGTGAGCTGCTCGTTGAGGAGCGCATCGCGCTGGTCGTAGAGCGCCTGCAGCTCGGGTGAGACTACGGCGCCAGTGATGCTGCCACCACCGCCCACGGCGCCGGTTGGACCGCCAAGCGGAGGCTGCGCGAGCTGCATGCCCGCCAGCTCAGTCATGCGCCGCCGCACGTAGGCCTCGGTGTCGGTGAACTGCTGACTGGAAGCACTGAAGGAGCGCTCCTCACGCAGCAGCGCGTCGGCGAGCTGGGTCAGCCGCTGCAAGGCTTCAACATCGCCACCGGCCGCCGCTGCGGCAGTCTCATCGAACTGCCTGCGCGCCTCGGCCAGACGTTGCTCCGGCGTGAGGCTTGAAATGTCGCCCAGTAGCTGGCTGTCGAGCCACTGGCGGATGTTCTGCAGGGCGCTGAGCTGCTGCTCATAGACGCCACGTGCAGCCGCGCCGACCTGCTCGATGGCGCCGACCTGGCTTGACGTGCTCGCCTGCTGCGCCGCCTCAATCGCTGCGATCTGGGCATTGATCTGATCGAGCGGGCTGCCGTAGAGCTGCGTGACCAGGTCGGCCGCGGCGTCGCGCAAGCGCGCGATCGCGGCTGCCGCTCGCTGGCTCGCGACCTGATGCACGAGAGCCAGGTCTTCTTCAGCGGCTGACTGCATACCGGCGGCACGCGCAGCAGCATTGAGCGATTCGGTCGCGTCCGTCGTCCAGCGCGTGATCGCCTGGATCTCGCGCGCGAAGGTGCTCATACCGGCGGTTTCGAGCTCGTCGCGCAGCTCCTGGACTTCGGCCTGGTAGGCCAACAAGGCCGCCTGCTGCTCAGCCAGAATGGCCGTGCGCTGCGCCTCCAGGCCCAGCAGAGCGCCGAGCGCATTGCCGGCTTCCAGCCACTGCACCACCGCCTCCTCCGACAGCGTCGGCAGCACAGACTCGAACAGCTCGCGGTAGCGGCGGCGGCCCTCTTCACCCTGGAAGTCGGCAATGTCCAAACCAACGTCCGAGAATTCCCGCCCCGCGCTCTGGCGAGCTGACAGCAGGTTGAAGTCGAGCTGCTCCATCACCGTGTAGAAGTTGTCTCGAAACCCCTGCCAAAGGGCGGCCGCCCGCTCCAGGCCCCCAGCAGCGTCTGCAATCCCGGTGGCGAAGCGCACGAACTCCTCGCGGGTCTTGTCGAGCGTGACCCCGGAAAGACCCAGAGACTGCTCCAGCAACTGGGTCGCGCCGGCGAGCCTGGCGTACGTCTGGCCGAGCGTTTCCCCGCCGATTGCCAGGTCCTCCACGAGCTCCAGCACCGGCGTCAGGGTTCCGGTTTCGAGCAGGTCGAACCCGTTGCGGATATCGCTGGCCACATCCAGCAGGAACTGTGCACCTGTGAGCAGTTGCTCTGCGTCCCCGCGCCAGCGCTCAGCGAGCGCACTGGCCTCCCCCTGCACAGCCGATGTGGCGCTCTTGATGACAGCCGCTGCGTACTCGCCGACCTGGTCAAAGGTGCCGCTGCCACCCACGCCTTGTTCGATACCGTCGCGCGCCGCGCTCGCAGTGGTGGCGGCGACTGCCGGCACCACGTTGCCCATGATCTGGTCGATCGCGTCGATGATGAACTCAGCGCTGATGCGCTGACCGGCGAGCTCTTGCGAGGCTTCCTCGAAGGTGCGGCCGAGAAGGTCCACGAAGATCTTTGTTGTGGTGGGCCGACCCTTGGAGTCGAAGTCGGTAACCGAACGGATCGCGACGTCCATGAGGTCGGTCGCCTGGCCACGCAGGCGCTGCCCGACCATCTGTTGCGTCTGGTCGGCCGCATCGAAGAGCGCCTGCGCCGCCTGCACAGCCTCAGGCGAGTCAGCGAGCGTGCTGCTGCGCCACTGGCGGCCGCGAAAGAGGCTGCGGTTCCTCACTTCGGTCAGCGAGGACTCGGTGAACGCCTCACCGCCCTCGATGCCGATCGAGGTGGTCATTTCGTCCGGCTTGTACCTCGTTCCGAAGAGCTTGCCGCCTGAGAAGGCGTCGATGAGCGCGAGGGCCGCGACGATCCAGCCGACGACTGGAATCGCCGCCGCCGCGCCTGCGCCGCCGGCGAGGGCACCGCCCGCCGCGGCACCAGCAACGCCCGTCGCAGCGCCGGCACCAGCGCCCAGCAACGCACCCGTGGCGACCGTACCCAACGCGTAGCCCGCGTAGCCGTAGGCCGCGCCGGCGGCCAGCGAGCCGCCGCTGCCAGTGCTGCCACCCCTGTTGGTGAGGCCGTAGTAGGCACCGCCTGCGGCCGCCGCATAGGGCGCATAGGTCAGCGCCTGTTGAGCGGCAGGACTGTTGCCGAGCCACGACAGGCCACTGTTGACCATCGACCCGTAGCCGGAGCCACCGAGGCTGGTTCCTCCGGATCCACCACCACCACCGAACATCGCCGACAGCTGAGAGACGTAGCCGTTGCCACTCGTGGCTGCGGCGGACAACCCCGGCATGGAGCCGCCGAAGAAGCTCGCCATCGAGCGGAGCAGTGCCGAGGACGCCCACTGGCGCAGCAGATCCTGCAGGAGCCGCTTGAAGTAGGCCTTGACGCCTTCGCCGCCCTTCGAGACCGCGTCGACCAAGCCGTCGGCGAAGTCCTGCCAGGCTTGGGCACTCATCTCAGCGGCCTCGCGCGATCGCTCGGCGGTGATCACGCTCTGCTCGCCGGCCTCCACCGTGGCTCGGATGAGAGCGACCTTGGCGGCGCGCTGCTCTTCACTCAGGTTGGTAAGGCTTTGCTCCTCAGCAGCAAGCGCTTGAGCTACGGCAACCTCAACACGTCGCTGATCCGCGGTCAGGCCAGCGAGCCGCGCCTGTTCAGCGTAGTTGCGCGATAGACGCCCCACCGAGTCTTCGTTGTCCTTCGCGGCTTTGCTTGTCCGCTCATAGCCCTGTTCGACAAGCTCCAACGCCCGGTAGTAGTCCATCAACTGGATCTCGCCCGCCTCCATGCGGCGATCAAGGTCATCCAGCCGGCGCTCATACTCGATTTGGGCCGCGCGCACGGGGCCGGCCAGGGCGGCTTCCATCTGCAGCAGCTCATCCTTGAACTTCAGCTGCGCAGTCGCCGCACGCTCGACCTCGCGGCTCAACTCGCGCTGATCGCGCTGCGCAGCGCGCTGGGTCTCCTGCGTACGCTTCTGCGCTGCCTGCATCGCATCAAGGGCACGAGCGTTGGTGAGCAGCGGCTCGAACGCTGCCTTGACGCCCGCCACATACTTCTCGCGCTCGGCCATGTCCGCGATCGTTGCGGCCTTGGCGAGCTCCAGGCCCTGCGCGTACTCCAGGGCGCCTGCCCGCCCCTTGCCGAAGGTCGCGACCTGCTGTTCGAGCTGGGCCGCTTGCTGCGAAAGACCGGCCTGCAGGTTCGTGAGCGCAGTAGAGGCCTGGTCGGCACTGGTCGCGGTGCTGGTGATGCCCTCGGCTGCCGCCTGTGCCGGGCTGAACAAGGCGACGAACTTGTCCGTCACGTCGGCCACAGCCAGGCTCAGGCCTGTGCCAGCCGAGCTGGTCGCGGCGTCCGTGCGGTTCTTCAGCTCCTCCAGGATCTGGCCGAGGATCTTGCTGTCCTCTGCGCTCTTGGGCAGCACCAGGCCCCACAGGGTGTAGTTCTGGGCGAACGCGTAGGCCGAGCGCGCGCCGGCATCCATCACGTCGATCGAGGCCGCGACGATGTTGACGACGGCCTCGACGCCAGCCTTGGCCACGAACGCGGCGGCCGCCAGCACGCGCAGCACATCGGCGATCGCCGTGGCCACACTCTTCAGCCCGTCACCCTCGCGTGAGGCGTCGACGAACTGGGCGACCAGCTGCGTCATGGACGGCAGCAGCTGCCGCGCAATCTCGTTGCCGACGCCGGTGCCGAGGCTGCCCAGGTCGGCAAGCAGATCGTTGAACTGCTCAGCCGAGCGCCCCGTGTTGGCATCAAGCTCAAGTCCGAGCGAGCGTGCGCGCTCTTCCATGGCAGCGATACCGTCGCCGCCTTGGTCGAGCAGTGGGATGAGTTCTGCACCGGTCCGGCCGAACAGCTTGACGGCGAGGTCCGTCTTCTCGATGCCGCCGCCGAGCTGCGAGATGCCCTGCGCCACTTCGCGCAGCAGCGTATCGGTCGACTTCAGGCGACCGTTGTTGTCTGTCACCGAAATGCCCAGTTGGTCAAAGGCAGCTCGGGACTCGCCCGTACCGCGCGCGGCCTCGGACGCGTTCACCGCGAGGCGAACCATGGCGCCCTGCAGTTGATCAAGGCCGACGCCGCTTCGGTCTGCGGCATAGCTCAGGGTCGAGAGCGACTCGATGCTTACGCCGACCTTCTGGCTCATCTTCGACAGATCGTCAGCCAGATTGATGCTCTGGGTCGCCAGTTGCGGCAGAGCGCGGATCGCGCGCGCCAGCTCCTGGCCGATGCCTTGTGCGACGCCGCGACCGAACTCGGCGATCGCGCCTCGCACGGTGTTGATCGCCCCCGTGGTTTGGCGCGCCTGATCCTCGGTGCGCTTGAGACCTTTCGCCGCGGTGGTGCCGGCTTGGTCGGCCGCCTGGCCGAACTGCAGCACGTTGCCTTGCGCGTCGCGCAGCTCGCCCCGGAAGCCGTCCGAGTCGAGCACCAGGCGCATGTTGATCTCCTGCATCACGCCTCCTTGGATCGCAGCAGCGGCAGGGCCGCGGCGACCATCACGCGCACGCCCGAGAACACCTCGGGCCAGTCCTTCTGGGGTATCCGCAGCAGTCGACAGACCGCGAGCACTTCGGCGGCTGGCAGGCCTTGGGGAACCGCTTCACCCATGCCGGCCTGCAGGTAGGCCCAGGTGCAGCTGCTGAACACCTGCACCGTGGGCCAGAGGTCGGGCTCGATCAGCCCGTCCTCTCGAAGGGCCTCGCCCTCGCGCTGTTCCAGCGCGAGGGCCTCATCGCTGTAGCCCTGGTCCTGCAGGTCCTTCAGATGGGCTTCGAGGTCGCTGCCAGGGCAGCCCCTGGCCCACCATTCGGCGGCAAGGCGCAGCCTTAGGACTTTCCCTCGATCCCGTTCTGCTTCATCCAGGCCCGAGCGATCGCGCGCGCCACGCCGGGCTGTTCGATCAGTCGGCGCTTGTTCTCGGCGTTGGCTTCGAGCACTTCGCCTTTGGGACCTTCGACCTTGCGGAACGAGGTCATGTAGCGATCGGCGAGCTCGACATCGGGCAGGCCGCCGTTCTTCAGGACGGTGTTGATGTCGGACTGCGACACCTGCTCGAACTCGGCATCGAAGCTGAAGGTGCGCTTGCGACCGGTCTCGTCGAACAGCTCGACGTCGACAGGGAACCAGCGGTGAGTCTTTTCTTCCAGACGGAACATCTCGAATCCTCATGTGGGAGCGGGCAACCGAGGGGGGCGCGGAATGCCTGCCGAGGAATCGGCGTATCAGGTGAAGACGAGCTCGACCTCGTCGTCTGCAGCGTCGATGCAGAACTCCAGGTTGGTCTCGATCATGGCGCGGCCACGGTCATCGCCGTAGCGAGGCTGCAGAACCTGAACCTGCTGCCCCTCCAAGGTGATGATGTTGCCGGCGGTCATGCCGTGCACCAGGGTGAGCGCGCCCTTGGTGTCCGCACGCGCGGTGGTGAAGTAGTTCTTCGCGGTCAGCGTCGGCGCGCGCAGGGCGATGGTGCCGGTGCACATGCGGTCGGTGATCGCCACGTCCTCTTCGCCCGGATTGTCGAAGTGGTTGACCTGGTTGCCGTAGTCGAACGAGAAGCTGCGGAACACCGCGGTCAAGCCATGCAGCTGTACCGCAGGGGTGTGCGCGTAGCTGACCGGCCGCGGCGTGGTCCAGCCGGTCCAGACAGGCACGATGTCCGTGGCACTCGCAGGGTCCACCCAGACGCCGCTGAACACAAAGCGGAAGTACGGAATGCCCTGGCTGTCGAAGCGGATCGACCAGGTGCCGCGAGCGCCGCGCATGGCGTGGCGCTGACCATCGAGCTGGAAGTAGAAGGTGTGGCTCGATGTCGACTGCGTCGCCGGCGCCAGCGTCACGCTGGTGGTGGGGACGATGGTCTGGCTCATGCCGCACGAGAGGAACAGATGCGCGTACTTCGGCGGCGTGCCGGCGATGCCGCTGCCGGCCATTTCCACGTCGAACTCCATGATGACGTGAGTGCCGACGTGGATCTTGCCGGTCGAGCCGAAGCTCGGCCCGTCGAGCTCACGGTCAAGCGCCTGGCCTTCCAGCGGGCGAATGGTGGCACCGCGCGTGCGGATGGCGTCGGCAGCCACCAGCGCCACTGGCGTGCCGTAGGTGACCTCGGCCTTGGCGAAAACGGTTACAGCTTTGGATCGCAGTGACATGGGATGCTCCAGATGATCGAGGAAGGCTCAGCGGCGATCAGCGGCCGCGGCGCGTCACGGGTCGGGTGGCCGGCTTGCGGGCCGGGGCAGCCGGCGGTGCCGGGGCTTCTTCGGGCGGGTTCTCAGCGCTTCCCGGTGCGGCCTGCGCGGCCTGCAGCGGTGGGGCCGGCCGAGTCGGCGGGATGTGCTCCAGCAGCTTGCCGGTGGTGTCGCGAATGAAGGTGCCGCCCTGGCTGCGGCTCGGCTCGTTGGTCTTGCTCACGGGATGCTCCTGTCGAGGTAGCGCACGGTCAGCAGAGACAACCGCGCGAGGTGGCACAGCACGTCGGCGAACTTGCCGGGGCTGATGTCGTCGACCTGGACGCACGATTCGCCGTCGCCCTGTGGGTCGGTGCATTGGTCGACCGTGCCGCCGAGGGTCTCGTTGGCGGCGAACGCATCGCGCACGCCCTCGACCAGGTCATCGAAGGCGAGCTCGCTGGCGGCGCTGTCGTCGAGCGCCATCACGCCGAACAGGCGCCAGCGGATCACTTCCACGGTGCGGGCCTGGATGTTCCCGACCTCGCTGGTGGCCACGCGCGAGACGTTCCAGCCGCGCAGCTGGCCGTCGGGCGCTCGATAGAGCTGGCCCAGCGCCTGCAGGCTGTGCGCGTAGCGCTGATAGGCATGCACGCGTCCGACGCCGGGCACGGTCTCCAGCGTGGCTACGATCGCGGCGCGAATCGCCGATGTGCTCACGACGCAGCCCCGGCTTCAATGCGCGCCACGATGCGCTCGATCGCGGCCGCGAAGATCTCGCGCACCTTCGGCAGGTTGCGCTGGAAGGTGGTGCGCCAGATCGGCTTCGCCTCGGTGCCCTTGGTGGCGATCTTCTGGCGAATCGCAAACGCCGCGCCGCGCGCCTCTTCGTCGCTGTCGACGCCGCTCAACCGCGCGCGCGCCCAGTCCGCCAGGGCCTCGATGCCCGAGCGCCCGATCCAGTGTGGGCGCGTGCCGAACTCGACGTAGGCTGCGTGCGGCGAGCTGCTCTCGACCAGGCCGATCACGCGACCCGGTGTCACCTCGACGCGCGTGCTGATCGAGCCCGCCAGACCCGCTGCGCCACCCGCACCGATTGGCAGGCCGCCCTGCTCAGGCGGCAAGGTCAGCTCGCCCTGCAGCAGCAGGGTCGCGTGCAGCTGCGCGCGCTCGACCTCCTCGGTCGCAATGTCAGGCGCGCGGCGCATCAGCTCGCCGAGCTGCACCAGGTCGTGGGCATCCAAGCGCAGGTTCACTTGCGCCACCCGCGCGGCGGATGGAACAGCGGCCGGCCCCCGATTGAGGCCTGCCCTGGAATCGCAACCTCGGCCATCGCTGGCCGCTGGCGCTCCGGTTGCGCGGTGCCGACCACGCGGGTGTACTCCGCGGCCAGGTCGCGCGCACGTGAGCGGTAGCGTTCGGTCTTGCCCTGGTGGTCGACGGTGTCGGCCTGCAGCGTCGGCGCGCTCTCGGTGGCGTAGTAGGCCGAGAGCTGCCCGCACAGGATCGAAGCTGCAAAGGCCGCCACGGCATGAACATGGCGCGCCGGGATGCTGGACTGCGTCGCATCGAGCACGTGCCCACCGATGTAGCTGACCCGCACAACGTCGCCCGCGAACAGCGAGAGCAGCATGACGATCTCGACGCCGGTCGGCGACTGGTACAGCGACACGGAATCGAGCCCGATGTAGCTCGGCGGCACCTGTCCAATCGGGTATTCGAGCGCCCGTAGCTCCGAAACGCCTTCCAGCCAGCCAACAGGCACGGGCAAGCGTTGGCCGCCGGCCACGCTGGTCACGTCTTCGACGCACAGGCGCGGGCTGTCAGCCGAATACCGCGACAGCGCCGAAGTGATGGCCGTGGCGCGCTCGGAAGACGCGATGACCTGGTCGCGATCGCGGACCAGGTCATCGACGAGCTGTTGGAAGTCAGGCAGCAGCACGGGCTTAGGCGACGATCGCCCCGTAGAAGCCGCGGAAGTCGCGCACCGCACCGCTGTAGATGTGGCGGATCTTGTACTTGACCTGGTCGTTCGAGAACAGCGAGCCCTGCGTGGGGTTGTCCTGGATGAACAGCTGGGGGTCTTCGCCGCCGTAGAAGCCCAGCTCGATCAGCGGCACCTGCGCGTTGTCGGCCGTCGCGAACCAGTTGTTCGTGTCGGTCCAGTAGTCGACCACGTGCACGGTCGGCTTGCGGCTCTGTACGAAGGTCTCGTCGTTGTTGGACTGCCGCACGAACAGGTCGTAGGCGATCTCTTCCAAGTCGCTCGGCACCGCCACATGGCGCAGCGTGATGCCCAGGCGCTTCGCGCTGTCGAGCTCGGTCTGCTTCTTCATGGCGAGGCGCGCAGCGGCGAAGCTGGCTTCGTTCAGGGCCGCTGTGCCCAGGTTCGCATGGGTTGCATGGAAGAGCGCCAGGCCGTCGTAGATGACCGGGTTGGTCGCAAGGAAGTTGTAGACGAACTCGTACAGGGTGCGGCCGGCCGACGTCGCGAGCGCCATCGGAATGCGCCGCAGCGCGCCCACGTCGTCGTTTGCGATTGCCTCCAGGCTGACCGTCTCGGTGCCGCCGCGCTTGGTGGCCGCGTAGGTCGCCTTCTCGTCCGTGGGCGTCGAGAGCGCGGCATAGGCGCCGTTCTCGGCGACCGCCGGCAAGTTGCCGTAGCCGCCCATGCGGGCACGCTCCTGCGTGCGGAAGTCGGTCACCGGCACCACGTCGCACAGCCAGCGCCAGTCCTGGTAGGCCTCCAGAGCGCCGTACTCGCGAATCATCGCGCGGGTGATCGAGTCGCCCAGGATGTCGCCGAAGGTCGCAGCACTCACGGCCTCGGCGAAGCGGGTGCCCGCGACGGCCTCGCGGAGCGAGCGCATGTCGCAGTTCTGGATCAGGCCCGTGACGTGGCGGTCGCCGGTGAGTTCGATGTACGCCTCACGGAAGCTGCGCGCGGGCTTCTTCGGGTCAAAGAAGTCGTCGAGCATGGCCTGCATCTTGTCGCTGCGGTCCTCGCCCATCTCGATGCGAGGCGAACCGCCCAGGCCGGTGATGCGCGCGCCCTCGGTGACCCTGACCAGGTACTCGCGCTCGTCCTTGATTGCGCGATCGACGTCGCCGGGCTGGATGCTCGCGGCTTCAGCAAAGCGCGCCTGCAGGCGATCCTTCGTGGCCTGCGGCAAGGGCGAGGCGGTGATCGCAGCGCGCGCTTCAGCGCGGGCCTCGACCAGGCGCAGGCGAGCATCGAGCTGCTCGGCCGTGACTCCGGCCGGTGCACCGGCCGGAGACGGGGTCCGCTCGCTCGACGTGGGGTTGTGCGGTGCCGCCATGGCCTCGCGATACGCGGTCATGACGTCTTCATCGGAAGCGCCGGTCAGCGCGTCAGCCCGCGCAGCGTCACGCGCGCGGATATCGGTCAGCATCTGCTCGCGCAGCTTCATGTTGCTCTCCTGAGCGGATTCAACGAAACGGATGACCTGGCCGCCGGCACCAGGCTCGATGATCAGATCCACGCTGCTGACGCGGGTCAGCTTGGTGGCCTCACGGAACTTGCCCTTGGCCTTGGCCGTGCCCTCGGCGTCGATCGACAGGCCGAACAGGTCGGTCATGTCGCGGGCCACGGCTTCGCGCAGGGTCGCGGCGACGCTGCTGGTCTCCAGCACGTCGAGCACGGCCTGGATCTCGCCGCCATTCGCTTCGACGAAGCGCGGCTCGCTGAGCTTGCCGATGAGCTTGCGGAAGTCCTTGCCCTTCGCGTCGCCCTGCACGTGCTCGATGTCGCTCTTCACGAATACGCGCACGCCGTCGAACAGCGGGGCAGCTTCGCGCAGCACGGCGCGCGGGTAGTTCACGCCATTGAGGCTGGTGCCGGCGCGGATCACGCGCACCAGGTAGCGGGGCGGCTTGGAAGCATCGGCCGCGAGTGCCTCGACGAACATCGAGACACCCGCGGCTTCTGCCTGCCGCGCCCCCGCGGTTGCATTGCCCTCACGCATGGCGACGGGCTTGTGATCGAGCACCACCTCAGTGGGCGCGCCCAGAGTGATGGTGTTGTTGTCGTCGAGCGCCCACGGGTAGGCGTACAGGCGCCCCTCGCGCTGGACGATGCAGCGGTCCGGGTAGACCGCGACGATGTTGACCCACTCGCCGTCGCGGACAGCCGCCGCCACGCGGACCGCACCGCGGATCAGCTCAATGACCTGGTGCAGTTCGGTGGTGGCGGCTTCGCGCAGCGCCTGGTCGCCCACGACACCCCCCTGCGGGACGGTGGGCCGCTTCATTCCTTGAGTTCCTTCCAGGTGCGGACTTCGTCGGCAACCACGCGCACGCCATTCGCTTCGGCGAGCACCACAACCTCACCGACCGGCGCGTAACCCTCCGGCTTGGCAGGGGTCAGGGATTCCACATCGACAGCGGCCGACGCGCGCTTGGCCGCCTTGGGCGGCGCCTTCGCGGGCGGCGGGGTGTTGGGCTTCTGGGGGGTGGACACGATTCGCTCCTGCTCGGCATTGGTTGCGAGGCAGAGCGAATCTAGAGGGGTGCCGCATCAGGGTCTTTTAGCGCGCGCTACAGCGTGCGGGCTCGGCCTGAAGGGTGCTGCGGAGTATACGCAGAGGGTCGTAGTGCTCGCTTGCCGGATCGCGCCAAGGCTCCCGCGCCAACAGCTCGGCGCGTGCCTGGAGCGCGCGGCACTCGCGCTCCGCGCTGCGTGTTGGCAGCGGATGCACTTCAGTGACCATCGCCGGCCGTCGCCAAGTCTTCCAGGATCGCAGCCACCAGCTGGTCGACCGTCTCAATGGTGCGTGCAGGCGGCCCAGGCCAGGCGCCGACATGTGCACCGAGCTGGCATTCCTCCCACCACCAGCTCAGCCACCCGCCGATCGCATACGCACGGTCGAGAGCACCGACGTAGCCACCGATCAGCGCCCAGACCGCGCCGCGCAGAGGCGAGTCGGGATCGAGCCCCACCGCTTCGTCGAGCTGCTCGATGCGCGCCTCCAGATCGACACAGCGTTCGTGCCAGGCGCGCACCGCGGCGTCGACGTCCTCGGGCTTCATTCGGTGTCAGGGTCGCGCGTCACGTTCAGCGGCAACGCGTTGGGCGACGACAGGTCGAGGGTCTCTGTCTTCGGCAGCTCCTCGCCCCAGCGGCTGCCCTCAACCACCGGGATATGCCGGCACCCGCAGTTGATGGTGTTGCCGGGGCTGCCCTTGGGGTCGCGCGGGTACATCAGCTCCTCGCCGTCGACTACGAAGGGCTCGTCCACCGCCACCAGCTGCCCATCGGCCGCCACGTGCTCATCGCGCGGGTACTTCTTGCCCGACGCCACCCACCGCTTCTTCAAGCCCGGCAGCTTCTTCGCGGCGTCTTCCAGGCTGAGCTGCGTGGCCGCACTGTTGATGCGGCCGAGCTCGGTGTAGACGATCGTGCGTGCCCGGCTGCGCGTCGGGCCGTCCAGGATCTTCTGCACCGCAGTCACTGCGTCCGAGAGCGGCTGCGCGCCGATCAGCACCTGCGACAGCTGGCCATTGATCCGGTTCATCGCCGACCGGCTGATATCCGTGACCAGGTCGGTCAGCGCCACGCGCATCGAGGTCAGCGCCACCGGGTTGATCGTCGGGGTGATGCTGAAGCCCTGCGCGGCCAGCGGGCCGGTGACCTCTGCGATGCCCACGCGGATGGCCTGTGCCGCCCCGCTGCTCGCCGCACTCGATGCGGCCGCGCGAAACGCCTCGATGTTGCGACCGATATCGGCGAGCAGGGCTTCCAGACGCTGGCGGTTCTGCAAGTCGGTCACTGCAGCTAGGCGCTGTGCGATGCGGCGCTTCGCGAACTCCAGCTGCCGGAGCACCTCGCCGACCGTGTCAGCACGAATGCGGTTGATCTCACTCGCCATCGGCTGCGGTGTTGCCGTCGACCTGGAACATCTCCGCGAGCGCCGCCGACAGCTCGGCCTCGACGTCGATAGACACCCCGAAGTTCTCGGCGAGCGCTGCGATGATGCGCAAAGCCGTTTCACGGGTGAGCAGCGACTCGGCGATCAGCTGCACCATCGCCGCCACCGTCTGCTGCAGCGCTGCCGCGTACTTGGTGGTGTCCTTCGCGGTCATCTCGGGCCACTCGACCACCAGGCTGCCCAGCAGATCCGCCTCGGCGGCACTGAGCTCGCGATCCAACGCGCCCCAGTGCGAACGCACCACGTACTGCCCGACCTGTTCGAGCATGTAGCCCAGCAGGGTGCGGCGCATCTCCAGCATCTTCTCGGTCGGCTCGGTCATCGAGCTGCCGGTGCTCTTGTTCACGTCCTCGGCGCCGCCGTACCAATGCTCGGGCACGGTGGCACCGCCCAGGATGTGGTTGCGGATCAAGCGCGCGGCGTTTGCCGCGTCGTAGGCGTTCAGCGCAGGCGCTTCGGCCTTCCAAGTCTCGCCCTCGTTGTGGACCCGCACGCTATTGGGCCGGGGCGCGGTGATCTTTTTCGCCCGTGCCTCTACCTCGCCAGGCGTCGCGCCAGTCAGCGTGACATCCCACACGAAAGCGCGGACCGCGGCGGCCCGATCGATCTCGCCGTACAAGAACTGGTCATAGGCATCGAGCCAGTCCATCTGAGCCAACAGGTCAGAGACACCGCGTGTGGCGCTGCTCAGCTCGTTGATGCGGAAGTAGAAGCAGTCGCCGTCGGTAAAGCTCGCGCGGATTTGCTGCGTGCGCTCATCGAAGGCCGACTCCGGCACATTCACGATGATCCGATAGCGCCGGGCGCGGCCCTTGCGGTCCTTCTTGGTGACGATGCCGATCGGCTGTTCCTGATTCTCCGGGTCGGTCACCACCGTGGCGATCTTCGCCGGGTCCAGGTAGCCCAGCCGCACCGCGCCGGTCGCGGCGCTGCGGAACACCGGCCAGCACTGCTCGCCGAACATCGACAGCTCGCGCACGCGCTTGGGCAGCTTGATGTCCCAGGCGTTGAGGCCGTCCTTCCAGTGCCGGTCGAGCGCGCCCTGAGCGTCCTCGTCAGCGACCTTCCACGAGACACCCTTCGCCAGCAGATATGCCAGCGGAAGCTCGATCAGCCGGTTCGCGACCAGGTTGGTCTGCCACAGGTAGTGGGCGAGCCGCTGCATACGCTCGTGGGTCATGGGCGCGAGGTCGCGCTTGCCGTCCCCGGTAAGCCTCCGCCAGCTGTCCTCATCGTCGTCGATGGCAGCGCCTGCCGCCTCGCGCAGTGGCTGCACGGCCTCGGTCGGCTCCGACCAGGGCAACCACGATTTCAGGGTGTCGAGCAGGCCCATCGGTGTTTCTCCTGCCCGGAGCCGGTCCAAACCGGCCGCGGGACTTTTTTTGGGTTTTGCTGGCCGCTGGGAACGCCCTTACGCGCCCCGTCGCAGCGGTGAGGGGGGCGAATCACCGCCCAGGGCCGTTTCGCGCCGGCCGAACATTTGCGGCCGAAAGCGCCCGCGCATGCCCTCAGGCAGCTGGTCTTCGGCGCGTGCCTCGACGGTCTCTCCGGCAGCCGGCTGCGTCTCCTGCCGCGCGGCTGCCCACACCAGTACGCCGGCCACGGCCGCATCGCCGTGGCGATCGCCGCCGTCGCTGCCGCGCGTCCGGGCGTCGCTCACGCGTGGGGTGCCGGCGACCAGCACCACGTTGCGATGGTCGGCGATCCAGTCCTCATCGCCGAAGGTGACGATCTCGCCGTCCTGGTAGGCCTGGTGGTAGCGCGGGAACCAGGTGTCGTACCACTTGCCTGTGAGCATCACGCACTCGACGCGCGCGGCTCCGAGCTTCTGCATAGCTGCCTCGGCGTGGCTCTGCCCATTGCCGCGAGCGTCGAACTTGGCGTGGTGGAACAGTGGCAGGTGATCGAACAGCCAGAAGGTGATGTGGCGCTGGCAGTCGAAGGGGATGTTGCGCAGCTCCACGCGCAGCGGCGTGCGCCAGGCGCGGCCCACTGCCTCGGGCTGGCCGACGACGATGACCGACAGGTCGCCACTGCGGCCGAAGTCCTGGCCGAGCACGGTGCGGCGATCGCGCGGCAGGGCCTCGACCACCGGCCGCAGATGCTCCTCTATCCATTGCTGCGTGACCGCAATGCGCTCGGGGTCGAGCACGAACTCGGCCGGCTTCGAGAAGCGGAGCACCGGCAGCTCGGGCTCGGCGCACTTCTCCAGCAGCAGGCGGCTGAAGTACACGCCGCTGCCGCGCTTGGGGATGCACTCCAGCTCTTCGTTTGCCGACTCGACGTTGGGGTACTGCCCGCGCACGTCCTCGACGAAGGCGGCCTCGGCCTGTTCGGACCAGGGCTTCTTGGTGACCAGGCAGATGCGGCGGTAGAGGCCTTGCGCTACGGCCTCGCTGAAGCGCACCCGGTGGTGCGACCACCCGAGCTTGCCTTCGATACAGCGCTTCACGTACTCGTTGAAGGGGTTGTCTTCGCCGTTGTGCGTGCCGCCGATGCTGATCCGGCCGCCCCAGATGCGGTAGGCCAAGGCGCCGTCGATCACGGCGGACAGCCGCATGTGGTGGCCCGCCTCGTCAATGCGCGCGTGGCCCTGGCGGCCGCGCCAGTTGTGCGGCATGGCGCTCAGCGCCTCGATCTTGCGGCCGCTCGCGAACTTGATCTTGTAGGTGACGATGTCGTGCTTCTCGTCGTCGATCACCACGGACTCATAGCCCACATCGACCTCAGAGCAGATCTGGTTGTACCAGCGCGCGAAGGTCGCGCAGTCGCCGATGAACTCGGCGGCCATGCCCTGGTTGTAGCCCATGTAGAACTGGTCCATGCCGCCGTTGGCGCGCGCCGCCTCCAGCGCCGCCTCGGCGGCCCAGGCGCCCCAGGTGAAGCCCACCCGGCGGCCCTTGTCGCAGATGCGCACCACCGCGTCGTCCAGGTGCCAGCGCACCTGGTAGGGCAGCAGGATGTGCGGCACGCGGTCGGCAGTGAGCGCGCCCAGGCGCGCGCCCGAGCGATCGCGCTGGCGGTCCTCCACAAGCTGCAACGCTTCGTCGCGTTCGGCCGGGGTCATTTCTTGACGCCCAGGAACTTCTCGCGGATCGCTTCCCACTGCTCGTCGGTCAGGCCCTTCTCGCGGGCAACGCTCTCGGCGGCCTTGGCCTGGCGCTTCAGCGCCACCTGTTCCGCGGAGAGCCTGCGCTTCAGGCTGGACGCGTCGGAGACCTCGATATGGTTCAGCGCCTTGGCCGCGAGCATCAGCTCCATGGCCGACACCGGCGTCGCGTCTTTGTCGCCAGCCTCGACCGCGTCCATCTTGTTGCGTGCGTCGGCCACCACGCGGATGGCGAGCGTCTTCAACATCTCGCTGAGCAACACGCCCACATCGCCCTCGGGGTTCTCGCCGAGCTGCTTCACCCACAGGCCCGCAATCTCCTGCGCCTTGCGGTGCTCGCTGAGCTCCTCGCGCGCGTTCTTGAGCCAACGGCCCATGGCTGACTTGCTGACCTGGCCGCCGGCCGCGCTGACGTTCTCCACGGCCGTCTCAATGGTGGCAGCAGGGTCGCGCGCGGCGCGCTCAGCCGCCTTGCGGGCGGCGGGCGGCTGCTTGTCGATCGAGCTCTTGCGGCCCACGGGCGTCAGTCCTCGATCAGCTCGATGCCGGGGAAGTCGAGGTTGCCGGTCACCACGGCGAGACCCCGTTCCGTGATCGACAGCAGCTCGACACCGGCGATTACGCGGCGCTCGATCAGCTCGTAGCGGTGCAGCCACGACACGTCGATATCGATGGTGTCGGGGTCGACCTTGTAGCCCCAGCCGTTCAGCGTTGTCCGCAGAAGCGGCACGCTCATACCGTTCTTGTTGGCGTCGCGCAGCAGCGCCAGCAGGCGGCCGCGGCGGTAGGGGGTCTGTTTCGCGATCAGGCTCATGGGGCGCTCCTGTGGTGGGCGGTCTGCAGAATGCGGAGCTGCTCGCGCAGCATTCGGGCCACTTCGGTCAGCTCGCCGCGCATCTCGGCCTGGCTCTCGGCCAGCCGGTTGGTCTTGGAGTAGAGGTGCTCCAGGTCGCTGCGCTGCAGGGCGTGCTTGCCTTGCGCCTGCTGCCGCTCTTCCATGCGGCCGAGCAGCTCGCGTACGTCGCTGACTTCGGATTGCACGTCTTCGAGTTGGGTACCCATGTCGCGCAGCTCCTGGTCCAAGTGCTGACGCACCGCGGCGTCGCCAGCCTCCATCTTTCTCGCGAGCTCGGTGGGGCGCTGCTGGCTCCACAGCACCACCACGACGACGGTGCAGATCAGCGAGCACAGCACGCACACCGCCACGGCACCCAGCACCAGGCCCTCAGACACGTCGGCCTCCGATGCGGGCCTGCAGGTCCGCCACCCGAGCACACTCGGCGCAGGTGTCCGTGCCGCCCAGGACCCGAATGCGGTCGAGCTCGATCGGCGCCGCGCATTCCACGCACAGACCATCGGCCGGCGTCTCAGCGCGTGTGCGCATCGCGTGGTTGCGCAGCGCGATGTCGCGGTTCAACTGCTCGTGCAGCTGCCCGCGCTCGATGTCATCCATGCCTGTCCCCTGCTACTGCTGCCACCAGGCGTCAATGCCCGTCGCGCTCACTACCCGCGCCCAACCCGCCAGCTCGCGCTGACGGCGCGCGCAGTCGTCCAGGATCTCCATTGACTCGACGTGGTTCGTCACCAGCGCCCGCATGCTGCTGTCCGTGGCCGGCGGCGGGCGCAGGCAGGGCGCCAGTAGCTCGGGGCTCGGCGCTGGTGGACGCAGGGCCTGCGTTCGCCGCATTCCACAGCCCGAGGCCCAGAGGATCGATAGCGCAATCGTCATCGCCAGGCAGTGCGAGCCACGCCGCCAGCCGTTGGCGCTGCTCCACTCGGAATGCCTCGGCCGCACGCCGCTCCTGCCGGGCGCGCTCAGTGACCTGGCGCAGTTCGTCGAGCTGCTGCAGCTGTGCATCGAAAAGCTCCTGAAGGTCCTGCAGGTCCACCCGGTTCTCGTGCCAGCCGCGCACCTGCCACCCGGCCGTGAAAAGAAGCGCGGCCGCCAGGGCCGCGAGCGCCACCCATGCCGCGATCGTCTTCATGCGCACACCGGCCGGCCGGGCCAGCCGGCAGCGAGGTACAGGGGTTCCAGCGTCAGCAGGATGCGGCGCACGTAACCGCGGTTCTCGGTGATCGCCCAGCGTGCGCGGGTGCTGTGGTGCTCGACATGGTCGAACCAGATCAGCGGGTCGCGCCCGTGGCGCTCGGCCAACGACTTGTCGCGCGACACCCACCCCAGCCCGCCGTTGTAGGCCGACAGCGCGAACGCCCAGCGCTGGCAGTCATCCGCACCTGCCACCCGACGCAGCAACCAGCGGTCGTAGCAGACCGCCGCGCGCATCGACCAATTGGGGTCCCACACGTCGGGCGGCCCGAGCGTTGGGCACACCGAGGGAATCCACTCGGCGGTCGACGGCGTGAACTGGGTCAGACCCTGCGCATACGGGCTGGCCGCAGCAGGGTTCCACAGCGATTCCTGGTGAACCTGAGCGGCGATACGCGCGGTGTTGTCCAGGTTGCCGAACTGCGCGGCCACCTCGCGCTCCAGCTTGATCCGGTACAGCACCGACCGCGCGGGGATGCTGGGCCGAACGCCTTCGGGCGCAGTGACCGGCGGGGTCGCCGCAGCAACCGCGACGATCAAGGCCATCAGCATGAAGGCGAGCAGGCGCTTCACTGGATCAAGCCCGCGGCCAGGATGGCGGCCGACACGATGAAAGCGCGCCGCTTCTCGGCGGCCATGCGCTCGATGTCGCGCAGGTGCGACGGCCGCGAACGGGGATGCAGCAGCCGGTCGATCCAGTAACCGAGATAGGCCAGCGCCGCGACCTTGCAGATCAGCCAGGCGAAGATGCCCAGCTTCGCCGCGTTGTAGACCTCGGGCGCGGTGGCCGCGGTGATCGAGTTCGGCGTGGTGATCAGCCATAGGCTGGCGATGCACACCACCAGCAGCGGCCACAGGCGGAACAGACCGGCCAGCCAGGCGAGCACACTGGCGAACAGGGCGAGCTTCGGGGTGGGGCGCTGAGTGTTCATGCCGGCGATGCTGCCGGCGGCCCCGGTGCGGGACTTTTAGCGCGTGCTACAGCGGCCCTCGCGGGCCGCTGCAGGTCTCACTTTAGCCCAGTTGTTAGCTGCCGCGCGACTTCAGCGGCAAGCCTAGCCTTTCTGCAAGGCTGGCGAGCGCTGCCTCGTCGGCCTTGGCGTCTGCAAGCCTTTTCGCTTCCGCTCGCTTGCTCTCTTCGTATGCCTTCGCCCTTGCAGCATTGGTAGCGCGCACATCCTCTTGGAGCTGGCGATACTCGTGCTCGATCAGCTCAGCACGGCCAGTCGCAATAAGAGTTCGGCCCTTCACACTTACGGTGACCTGCCCCACGCCTTGGGGAAGGCGGAGCCTATGGAACTCTTCGATCCAGGCCTTTCCCACGGGGTCTGAAAGCACGAAGCGAACTTCCAGCTCACCGTTTGCGCCCCGCGCTGTCTCGCTTTCAATGCCTGTGATCTCGATCTCTAAGTCTCGGTCCATTCGCCCCTCTCCAAAAGTTGGGAAGCCATTCCTGACCGCACCGGGTCACGGGTCAAACCGGCGCCCCCAGTAAGAGGCGAAGGCCAAGCCGGCGGCCAAGATGGTCAGGCCGGTCAGGTACAAGGTGGTGATCTGCTGGTCGGCAGTCAGGCGATGGCCCATGTAGACGGCCAGGCCCACGGCCATCACGCACAGCCCAAAGACCATAGCGAACACGGCGCAGACGAAGTTGACGTTCTCGCGTTGCTTCCTGAGCTGCCTCGCCATCTGCACGCTGTAGCCGCAGGTCAGGCAGAACAGCGCGAAGCGGCTGACCCAAGGGCGGCCGCAGTGCGGGCACTCCTCCAGGTGTGGGCTGTCGGGGCGTGGCGGCGGCGACTGGTCTCCGCCGAAGAAGACTTGCGCCAGGAAGGACCGCTGATCGCGGTGGTCGTTTACATCGCGCCCTGCGGCGACGCTGTTGTTCTGTGCGTCGACGCTGGCGTGGTTGCTGCTGCGCTCATGCTCTTCGTACATCGAAACCCCCTGTGGTCATGATTGAGCGGAATGCTCAGGGGCGATGCTCAGCAGTGGCTGTCTCAGAAGCTGAGACACCGTTCGAAGCTCTACGGTGCAAGACCGTCCTCCCGTACCACGTACTCGATGCTCTGGTTGTCCAGCGCGAGCACCTCAATGAGCACCTGTCGGAATCGCAGCTCAGGGGAAGAGCGGTCATAGGTCAGCGCCTGAGTGAACGCCGGCCGCGCCAAGTCATCTGGCGTGTACTCGCGGTAGAGCAAGTTGATGGTGTCCTTTGTGGCACCGCTGTAGACGATCTCGAAGTTCGTCCACCCCTTGGCGCGATCGGTGCGAACGAACTCCCTGGCGGTGAACTTCATGGCGGATGGCTCAGGCATGTACGTGAAGCCCATCCGCTGACCGATCTGGTTAACCGCTGACCCCTCGAAGGTTCCGTCCTCATTGATCAGAAACCAGAGGGCCGCAGCCTTCGGATCGGACAGCTGAACCAATCGGAAGGTCTGTCCGTCCTTCTCGGTGGTTCCCGTGACTCGTGCACGGTGTCCTGCTTCAAGTTCGATCGTGAAGAGGGGCGGTATGCGTAGGCTTCCCGCGCGGTCAGACGCGAGCTCAGTGCTTACCGTTGTGGTTTCCCAGAAGTCCTTGACGCGGACGATCGCTTCGCCCACGTACACCCGCGCCGGGGTTCCAAGGCTGTAGTTGCGTTCGATCCTTTGCTGCGAGCTTGAGCTCGGCGCGGGCGTGGCTTCACGAGCGACGCGGTCGATGGGTGCGCAACCCACCACTAACAGCACAAGAATCGTTGGTAGGCGACTGAACATAGCTCCTCCGAAGGGGAGCCGCCGGCACAGCTTGAGCCCACTACTGCTCCGCGGTGGGTTCGCGATCACTGGCTTCCGGCGGCTGGGCTGAAGTATCCGGGTCTACGCTCCGCAGTGCGTCGGTAGATTGCACCACGCTGGGGTAGGAGTTTTCTTACCTGCGCCGACGCGGGCTGCCGATGTTGATGTCGCGCGCACTGGCGAGCGAGTTGTCCGAAGCGGTGACGTGTACCGAGCTGCGCGGTGGCTCGCCGGCGGCAGCGCTCGGCGCATCGGAAAGCGCCCACTTGCGCAGCGCCTCGGGTGTGGGCTTGTCCCCCGTCGTTTGCTCGAAGTTCTCTGCCCAGTGCGCGAGGAAGCGCTCGACCTCGTCTGCCGTGCCCGCGCCGGTCTCGATGGCGATTGTTCCGCGATCGACGCAAGCGTTGTAGACAGCCACGCGGTGGCGAGCCCGCACCACGAACGGCGCAGTCAGTCCAGGGATGCGAGCCATCAGGGCGGTCGCCCAGTGCCGCTCGACACTCTCCAGTAGGTCTGCATTTAGGCGCGTCGGGTCAAAACCTTTTGGTACGCCCTCCGGTGCGCCGTACCACTGCGGCCAAAGGCGGTAGGGAGGAATATCAGTGACTTCCGAGATGCGCTGCTCGATGCGCTCAGACCGGCTCTGCCCGGCGATGACGCGCGAGACAGAGACCTGGGACACGCCGATCTCTCGCCCCACAGCACTTGCTGAGCTCCCGACCTTCTTGAGCGCTGCCGCGATGTCAGCGGGATGCATGAGGACCCCTTGACGGCGGTATGGAATACCTATACCGTTCCCCTACACCGTATAGGTAAAACCGGAACAGTCTTCCATGACGCCCCTTGAGCTTCGATTCCTCCTCAGCGCGAACGGGGTCACGCAGTCGGATGTGGCGCGGGCGTGCGGCGTAACTCAACCCAGCGTGTATCGCGTGATCGAAGGAGCGAGTCGCTCGAAGTCGATCGAAGAGTGCATCGCGGTGATGACGGGCCAACCCCTGCATGTCCTTTGGCCGCAGTGGTTTGCTGCGGACGGCTCCCGAATCAAGAAGCGCAAGCGCCTCGCGAAGTCGATTGAAGCGCTGGCACGCCTTCGCGAGCTGCAGCGAGACACCGCGGCCAAGTCGGAGGCTGCGTAAGCCATGCACCCTGAAAACATCAAGTGTTCGCTCAAGAAGAGCGGGGCTACTCAGGCCGATATCGCGAGGGCGCTCCACATCAAGCAGCCGAGCGTCGCAGCTGTGATTGAGGGGCGCGCACGATCCCGGCGCGTTGAGGACCTCATCAGCCAAGTAACCGGCGTCGCGCTGGCCCGGCTCTGGCCTCGCTGGTACTCGACCGAGGCTCATCCCTCTTCACCAGTGATCGAACCGTCCAACACACCCACAAGGTGCGCTGACACCGCGCCGCATCCAAAGCACACCAAGCCCAAGCAGGGCATCCACGTATCGGAGGCGCCGGGCGCGACCGAGGCGCGAGTGGGCAGCGCGACGAACCAAGGTGTGATCCAGAAGCGATCCGACTCGCACGAGGCGCAGGACCAATCCGGATCCAAGCGCTCAAGCAAGCGCAGGCGCGCTTCTTCTGGGGTCAGTTCGGTTCGCACGGGGGAAGTTCTCCTGGATCGGGCGACTGCGGAGCGCGCCCGAGTCTCTGACCGCAAGTTTCACCCTGTGCAAGCAAATTGCGCAACGGCAAAGCCGGGCGAGGATTGGACATGCCCTGTCTGCGGGGCTGCTTCCAATGCGTAAGCGCGCCTGGAACACCTGGCAGCCCACCTGCCTGCAGGAAGCCGTAGAGGGCTGCCTCGGCTTCGCCCTGGACCGTCACCGCCGCAGCGTTGATCAGGTGGCTGACCTGGTCGGCGAGAGCAAGTGGACGCTCTACAAGTGGGTCCAGGCCGGCGGCATTCCCGCGCGGAAGATCGCCGGCTTTGAGCACGCCTGCGGCTGCCACTACGTCACCCGCTACCTGGCCGCGAGCGCCCGCAAGCTGCTGGTGGATATCCCCACCGGCCGCCGCGCGCAGCCCGGCGATATCGCCGCGCTGCAGGCCAGCTGCAACAGCGCCATCGGCGCGCTGATCGACTTTGCCGCCGGCCGCGCCTCAGCCCCCGACACCCATGCCGCGCTCACCGCAGCGATGAGCTCGCTGGCGGCCGAGCGCGCGCACATCGAGCACCACCAACAGCCCGAGCTAGACCTCGGGTAAGCCGCCCCCACCAACTGGAGACACAGCACGATGAAACCCTCTCAGCTCCGAACCGGCGACAAGGTCCGCCGCGTTGCAGGCATCGGCACCCGCGGCCGCGTGCTGAGCTTCATTCGCATCGAGCCGCGCCAGGGCGGCCGGAAAGCCATCGCGGTTCTGCAGTGTGACGACTACCGCGGCCAAACCGGAGCCGACGATCAGGGCGTGTGCACGGTCAGCGCCGCTGAGCTGGCGCGCAACTTCGAGCAGGTGCGCGCATGAGCCACTACCAGGTTTCCCAGAACGAGTCGCTGAACGAGGGCGCCTATTTCGCCAACGTGTGCGCACGGAACCTGATGTCGGAGTGCATCACGACACTCTCCCATGGCCTTCGCGACGAGCAGTTCGATACCGCTCTTGAGCGAGCTCAGGAACTGCTGGAAGAGGCCAGGCAAGCGAGGGGAGCCGCGTCGACACTGAGCCGTTTGCACCTCACGGCGCAGGTGCAAGGCAGCGTGCTGATCGAAGCCCGGAACGCTGAGCCGGAACCTGAGTCATGAGCGTCGACGCCTACACCAATGCGGCCCAGCAACGCGTGCTGCTCGCGCTCACCGTCCTGGCCGGCCACGAGGTCATGGGCCTGGCACCCACCCAGGTCGCGCGCGCGCTCCGCACCAGCGCGAGCAACACCACGCGTGACCTCGCGAACCTGGTAACAGCGGGAATTGCCGAACGCCTCGACAACGGCAACTACCGCCTCGGCCCGCGGCTGATCCAGATCGCGCAGGCGCACACCGCGGGCCTCGCTGACATCAAGTCGCGGCTCGACGAGATCGAGCAGCGGTACTCACGCCTTCCCAAGTAAGCCCGCACCTGGAGCACACACGTGGCCCGCAAACCCTTGCCTGATGTTGAAACCCCTGCTGCCCCCACCGTCGAAGGCGCAGTGATCACCCGTGCCGAGCAGAAAAAGCTCGCAGAACTTCGCGGTCAGATGGCCGAGGTTCTGTCGGCACAGCGGCTGCCGGATGAGTACAGCTTCGACGCGTTCTTGCCGATCGCGAAGGTTCAGGCGCAGCACTGCGCGTACTCGGCTCTGACGCTCGGAGCCGCCCTGTTTGCGATCCGGGCGCACGAGCCAGCGGCTCGCTTCCGTCTTGTCCTTCAGGAGTGCGGCATCGGCGAGCGCAGTGCGCAATCACTGATCGCGCTCGCACGCAACTCAGCAAAGAGCGACGGTCACCGCCGCGTGAGTGAGACCTTGGGCATCTCAAAGGCACTGGCTGTCTTCGGTCGGCTCGATGACAGCGAAATCGAAGCACTCGCCTACGACGAGGACAAGCTCGATGAGATGGCGGGCAAGTCGTTCCGTGAGCTCACCGCCGAGCTGAAGAAAGTGCGGGAAGAGCTGGCAGCGACAAAGGAGAACCATGAGCGCCAGCTGCAGCGCAAGAACAAGAAGATCGACGAGCTCGACGCGAAGTTGCACGAGCGCAGGGAGACGGACCCGGCCGCGCAGCGGATCGGAGAGATCCTCGTGGAGCTTGGCGCATCGGTTGCCGAGGCGCACAAGGCCATGTCGGACTTCGAGCGCCTTGTCAGTGAGGCGTACACCCTGGAGAACCAGATCGGGAACGTCCTGACTGCAGCCGCCAATGAGCAGCTGCGTAGCGGTACGCAGCTGCTCGCGAGCCGCGTTGCCAAGCTGCAGTCCTTCCGCGGGCTGAAGTAACACCATGGCCCGCCTGACCCTCGCCGATGAGGCCCGCCTGGCAGAACTCCACGCCCTGCGCGTGCGCTTGGCCGACGCCCGGCATGGCGAAAAGTCAAAGCTGGTGGAGGAGGCGGCCCAGCGGCTCACCTGTTCGGTAAAGAAGGTGTGGGCTGAGCTGCGCGAACTCGGCGCCACTGGCGAGCGCCGTCGCCGCGCGGACGCAGGACAGTCGAAGGTCAGCGACGAGGAAGTGATGAAGGTCGCCGGCATTCTGTCGGCGGCGTACCGCGACAACAACAAGCGCCTGATGGCCTTCAGCCGCGCCATCGCGCATGCCCGCGCGAACGGCTGGCTGTCGGTCGACTGCAGCGTGGCTACGCTGTCGCGTCGCATGCAGGAGCTGAACGTCCATCCGGATCAGGTGGAGCGGCCACAGTCGCATGTGAACCTGCGCAGCGACCACCCCAACCACGTGTGGCAGATCGACCCCAGCCTCTGCGTGCTGTACCGGCTTCCGGATGGTCGCGTGCGAGTGACCCGCGCCGACGATGAGCTGCTCTACAAGAACAAGCCTGACACGCTGGAGATTGTGCAGAGCCGCAACAAGCTGTGGCGATACGTGGTGTGGGACCACTACAGCAGCGCCTTCTTCTTCCGCTACTTCGAGACGCCGGGCGAGTCCTCGGGGGTGCTGCTCGACTTCCTGCTGGAGGCCACGCGCAAGCGCCCGCGCTTTCTGATGCACGGCTGGCCGAAGCTGATCTATTGGGACAAGGGCTCGGCGAACACCAGCGCGCCGATCAAGAACCTGTTCGGCCACATGGGCGTGCGGCATCAGACGCACAAGGCGCGCAACGCGCGGGCGAAGGGCGGCGTTGAAGGCTGCAACAACCTGATCGAGTGCGGCTTCGAGAGCAGCCTGTCGTTCTGTGCTGTGCCCGCGATCGACGAGCTCAACGGCCGCGCCGACGACTGGCAGATCGACTGCAACGCGATGGAGGTGTGCTCCCGCCACGGCCATACCCGTTGGGGGCTGTGGCAGACCATTCGCCCCGAGCAGCTGATCCTGAGCCCGCCCGAGGAGCGGCTGCGCCGCCTGGCAAACGCCGAGCCCGTCGAGCGCAAGGTAAAGGGCGACCTGACCGTTGCGTTCGATGGCAAGCGCTTCGACGTGTCGCACATCGAATCCCTGAGCGCTGGCGACCCGGTGCAGGTGTTCGAGAACGCCTACCTGGAAGGCAAGGTCCAGGTGATGGCGCGCGACGCCAAGGGCATCGACCGCTTCTATGAGTGCGCGCCGGTGGAGAAGGACGAAGCGGGCTTCTGGTCGAACGCTGTGCGCCTCGGCGAAGAGTTTCGCAGCGCGCCTGCCAGGCCGGGCGAGAAGGCGCGCGAAGACCTGCGGGAGATGGCGTGGGGCACGCGGGACGAGAACGAAGCGGTCGATGCGCGCAAGAAGGGCCGCGTGGCATTCGAGGGCCAGCTGGACCCGTTCAAGGTGATCGAGGATCGCAAGAAAGATCTGCCTCAGTTTATCCAGAGGCAGGGCACGGCGATGGGCCTGGTGCACCCCGAAGTCGAGCGGCTGCCGCTGTCCGTCACCGACTTGCTGATCGGCCTGCGCGCTCGGCTGGGGCGTCCGATTGAGCGCCACGAAGCCCAGGCCGTGCAGGCCTGGCACCCCGAGGGATTGCCCGAAGACCAGTTCGACGCGCTGGTGCAGCGCGTGGAGCAACTCAACAGCGCGGCCGTCGCGCCGCAGCCCGCAGCGCCGCGCCTGGTCGCGGTTCGATAGGAGACCCCCGTGAACTTCAAGACCGAATGCCCCGAGCCCGAGCTGCTCTGCGAACAGCCTATCGGTGCGCTGCTGATCTGCCATCTGCCCGAGTTCGCGAGCTGCGTGCTGATGCTGATGCACACGGGCGACAGCCAGCCCGCGCCGCTGCTACCGGACGCCCTGTATTCGGTGGTGGTGCTGGGCTGCCGCGTGGGCGCGAACGAGCCGGGGTATGTGGCGCCGGGTGCGCTGCTGCACATCACCGGCGCAGCACCTGTGACCCGCATGCGCCACGTCGGTTCGATCGAGCTGCGCGCGGCGCCGAAGACCGCTGCAGAGGCGGTTGATTACGAGATCTGGGTTGCGGTTTCCCGCTGAGCCAATCCGCGTGGCGGCGGCTTCCGCCACACCCACTGAGGAACCTGACATGCAGACCGCCGTTGCCCCCATCGGAAATGTTCACCACCTCTCGCGGCGCCCCGCCGAACCCACCCTCGCGAATGTGCTCCCTGGCGCGATGTTCCTCGTGGGCGAGGACTCCCGGATCGTGTTCGCCGTGTTGAGCCACGCCAACCTGGACGCCAGCCAGGATTGCGAGCGCCGCTGGTGCGTCGCGGTACTCAGCGCCGATCCGCAGCGACCCGTGGGCTCAGTACAGGCCTTCGACGCCAGCGTGGCGGTGAGAGCGGTGACGCTGATTCATCCCGCGCTACTCCACGTGCAGCCGGCCCGGGGAGGTCGGTGACATGCGCACCGGACGCCCTCGAAGCACACCCGGCACCGGCTACCGCCTGCGCGCGGTGTTGGCCCGCCACTGCATCCCATTGCGCGAGCTGCAGCCCGCGATGCGGGTCAGCACCCCGCATGGTGATGCCGGCATGAGCCTGGCGGCGATCAGCCGCGTGCTCAACCACCGCAGCTGGCCCAGCAATGCCAAGCCTGAGACGTGCCGCAGCGCCGTCATCGAGCTGCTGCGTAGCCGCGCGCTGCCGGAGCCGGAAATCAAAACGGCGTGGGACGCCGACCTGCAAGTCGAAGCCCACGCCGCCCCTGCAAGCCAAGACGCCCCAAGCAGCCCAGACGCCAATCCAAGTGCTGCCGAAGAAGCCAAACACCTCGACCTGCCGGAGATCCAAATGCTATCAGCCGCCGCCCGCGAACACTTCAACCTGCCCGCACACCCCTTCGTGGATGACGTGCGCAACCCGGCCGATGTCTACCTGAGCCGCGAGCAAAGGTACGTGCGTGAAAGCATGTACTACACCGCAAAGCACCAGGGCTTCACTGCTGTGATCGGCGAGAGCGGCTCAGGCAAGTCGACGCTGCGCCGCGACCTGCTTGACCGCCTGCAGCGCGACAACGAGCGCGTGGTGGTGATCCGCCCGCGCGGCGACATGGAAGCCGGCGACCTGCGCGCGGCCCACCTGTGCGAGGCAATCATCAACGCGGTGAGCACCGAGCGGATGCTCGGGTCGCTGGAGGCCCGCAGCAAGCAGATGGTGCGGCTGCTGTCGGCAAGCGCGAAGGCGGGCTACACCCACGTGCTGCTGATTGAGGAAGCGCAGGACTGCACCAAGACCCTGCTGAAGTACTGCAAGCGCCTGTGGGAAATGGAAGACGGGTTCACCCGCCTCTTGGGCATCCTGTGGATCGGTCAGCCCGAGCTCGGCGACAAGCTGGACGAGCGCAAGAACCACGATATGCGCGAAGTCATCCGGCGCTGCGAAGTCGCCACCCTTCGCCCGCTGGATGCCAACGTCGGCGACTACCTCGCGCTCAAGTTCAAGCGCATCGGCGTCGACGCGGCGGACCTGCTGGAGGCTGGCTGCGACGAGGCCATCCGCCGCCGGCTCACCCGGGTCAACCCGCGCACCAAGGCGGCCGAGTCGCAGGTGTATCCCGTGGTCGTCAACAACCTCGTCGGCGCGGCGCTGAACATGGCCGCCGAGCTGGGCCTGCCCAAGGTCACACCCGAACTGATCGGGAGGCTCTGACCATGCTGCCCCTCGAATCGAAAATCGCGGGCGTGCTGGGCAGCTCCCCCGGCGAGCTGTCGGCCGAAGAGATCGCGGCTGCCGTTGGCGTGCAGGACAACGATCGCGTGCGCATGGCCGTGCGCACGCTGGTGCGGAAGGGGTTGGCGAAGCGCATTCACAGCGGCTACCAGAATCTGCGCTATCGCTCAACGCGGCACACCGCAGCGGCCGCCAGGGCGGACGGCACGCGGGTCGATCGGTCCGTCACGTGGGGACAGGTACGTCGCGAGGGACGCGACCTGGTGGACCAGGTGGTGGCCTTTGTCGCAGACCAGGACGGCCGCAGCGTGCCCAGCAGCCGAGTCATTTCTCACTTCGTGATCGCGGGCGTCGCCCGCCACACGGTGACTCGCGCGATCTGCACGGCGGTGGAGACGGGTGATCTGATGCGCTTCGGGCATGGGCCGAATGCGTGTCTGCTGTACGGCGACTCGGCCGACCCGGTCGCCGAGGCGATCTGCCAGATCGCTATAGGCGTACGAGCGGCGATCGACCTGTGCGCGGATCGCGAGGTACCGCGCGCGGTGCGACAACGATTGGAGCGTGCGCTCTGCCTGCTGCACGAAGCGATCCAGACGCACGGAGCCGCCGCATGAGCGCCGATCAGCTGCGCGCTCCGTGCCCCGGCTGCGGGGCGGCCCTCGAAGATCACGGCGAGGTGGACCTGATCGGCGCGGTCAGTGCGCTCGATGACCTGGAAGGCCGCTCGCGGCTCGACCTGATCGTGCGCTGCTGCGAGTGCGAGCACGAGTTCAACGTGTTCGTGGCAGTCGACGAGCTGGTGTCGGTGATGAAAGGGGAGGCGCGCCATGCCTGCCACCCGACATGAGCCCGAGGTGCATCGCACGCTGGCGCGCATCTTCGGCAGCACCACGCTGGTGCTGTCGGATGAACACTTGGAGTTCTGGGGCGCGCGCTTCGCTGCGGCGGCACACCTGCACGAGCGCCAGACCTTCGAGCAGTTCATGGTGCTGCCCGTTGCCCAGCGTCTGGAGCTGCTCGACCGCGACAGCCAAGTCGAGGCAGCCCAGGTCGCGGCAGAGCGCGGGCTCGGCGCCCATTGCCACCTGGCTGGGCCAGGTCTGGTCGAGCCGGTGTGCCCGCCCACGCGCCGCTTCCGGCGGCCGTGGTTCTTCGGCAGGAGGCGCTGACATGCAGATCAAGTGTCCTGCCTGCTACGCGGTGTTCTCCCTGGAGACAGCAGTGGCGCTGGATGCAGCACGCGTGGCGCTGAGCACCGCACTGCAGATGCCAGCACCGCTGTCAGGGTTGATCGCCCAGTACCTCGGCATGTTCCGCTCGGCCGGTCGCGTGCTTGCCTTCGACCGCGCTGAGCGGTTGATGGCAGAGCTGCTGCCGATGCTCACCGAACAACGGGTGGAACGGGCCGGCAACGCGCGCGCCTGCCCGCTGCCGATCTGGCAGCAGGCCTTGGAGCGCATGGTCGAGCACCGTGCCGCCGGCAAGCTGGAGCTGCCGCTCAAGTCCCACGGCTACCTGCTGGAGATCGCCTTCGGCCTGGCCGACAAAGCCGAGGCCGCTGCCGAGCGCGAGGCCGAAGAGCGCAGGCGCTCGGGTGCGCATCGCAGGGCTGAGCCATCGGAGCAGTCCGAGGCAGCTACCCGTTCCGAGCTCTATCACCGCGTCGCCGCGGACGTTCGCCTCGGCCTGCTCTCCTCCGCGCAAGCGGTGGAGAAGCTCCGCGCCGCAGGCCTCGCCGTTCCCGATACCGCCTTCCAGTGAGCAGCGCCGCTGCCCCCGCGGCCGCAGCCCACTACCGGAGAACCCAATGAGCACGATGGTTGAAATCGAAGGCCTGGCAAAGACTCTGGCCGGCGCGCGAGAGGAACTCGCCGAGCGGCTCCAGCGCATCAAGGATGAGCAGGAAGCGATCAAGCGCCGCTATCTGCAGGGCGTGAAGAACAGCGTGGAGCGTGTGCGCGCTGCGCACGCCGAGCTGCACGAGGCGGTGAGCGCTGGCAAGCCACTCTTCGAGAAGCCCAAGACTCGGGTGCTGCACGGCATCCGCGTCGGCTGGATGAAGCAGCGCGGCAAGGTCGAGTACACCGATCCCGCTGCCGTGGTCGCTGCCCTGCGCCACGTGCTGGGCGAGGAAGAGGCCGAGTCCTACATCCAGACGAAGGAAACCCCAATCAAGGATCGGCTGTCCGAACTGCCCGCGAAGGACCTGAAGCGCTGCCACGTGACCATCACCGACGACACCGACGCCGTCGTGATCAAGTCGGCCGGCGGCGAGATCGACAAGCTGATCGACGCGCTGCTGGGCAGCGAGGAACTTGAGGAGCTGGTGTCGTGAATCACGAAGAATTGCTGCGAAAGATCCGCGCCTGTCTCCGCCTGTCTACCAGCGCCAACGAGCACGAAGCCGCGGCCGCGCTTCGCCAGGCGCGTTTCCTGATGGACAGGCACGGTGTCAGCCATGCCGAAGCGCTGGCCGGCGAGGTCAGCGAGCGCGAGGCGAAGACGGCACGGCGTGGCGAAGAGCTGCACGGCTCGATGAACGCGCTCATCCGGCTGGTCGAGCACAGCTTCCGCTGCCGCAGCGTGGTCAATTGCGGCCGGGGGAGCGCGATCACGGTGACTTTCTTCGGCACTGGCGCAGATGCCGAAGTCGCCGCGTACGCTTTCGAGGTGCTGCGCCGGCAGATGGATTCAGCTTGCAAACACCACATCCGCAGAGTCCGTATCGCCAAGGTGCGCGAAGCGCGAGGCGAGGCGTTTCGGCGTGGCTGGGTAACTGCCGTGTGGCACCTGTTCCCCGGCGCCGAGCTGGCCGCCGATCTGGTCGAGAAACTGGAGGCCTACCAAAGCGTACGGTGGAGCAACCTGAGCGAGGGCAAGTCGAAAGATGTGGACCTCAAACGGGTACCCGGCCGTGACTACGAGCGGGGCGTCGCAGCAGGGCGGGCAGCGAAGCTCCATACCGGCCTCGGTGGAGAGCAGCAGCGGGCTTTGGAGAGCGGGTCGTGAACCAGACTGCCGAACTGTTTCCGTCCCCGCCGCGCGCGGGTGGCGACCGATTTGACGATATGCGCAAATCGCCGGTAACCCGCATGCGCCGGCGGGTCCTTATGCACTTCACGGACGTGGGCTACATCGACGGTCTGGGCCAGGCGGCGACGTTCGCTTGCAAGCGCTGTGGGTTCAAGAGCGACTGGCAGGGTGCTTCCGACACAGAGATCAGGCGCGGCGTGCCTTGTCCCTCATGCAATGACCGGGGTGAGACGTGCCTCGGCTGACGGATGAGCGATCGCGCGATCTGGCGAAGATCCACCTGGCAGCGAGCCAGGTGGGTCTCATCCGCAAGGGCGACGACGAGTCCTATCGAGTCATGCTGTGGAGCGTCGCCCAGGTGCGCTCGGCGAAGGACCTCGACACGGCCGGGCGGCAGCGCGTGCTGGAACACCTGGTCAGCCTTGGATTCGTGGACCGCGGTCGGCGCAAGCCGGGCGCAGCCGGTCGCTACCAGCGCGGCTCCCAGGCTGCGCTCATCCGCTTCCTGTGGACGAGCCTCGCCAAGGCCGGGCTGGTTGAAGAGAACTCTGAACGCGCCCTGCGCCGCTACATCGCTCAGCACGGAGGCCTCGAAGGCGCGAGCGTCGACGAGCGCGACGCGCGTCACCTCACCAAGGCCGAAGCCAGCAAGATCATCGAGCAGCTGAAGCGCTGGCTCGACCGCGAAGCCAAGCCGGAGGCCCAGCCATGA